AGCGGATCTCGGTTGCGAGCTTCTGGTCCATCGTGGCTCTCCGTCGGAGTGTGTTTCGGGCCTCGGTCAGGAAGCGAAGTTGCGAGCGCCCTCTCGAAGGATGCTCGCGATCTTCGACGTCGTTTCGGCAGACGTCAATACCCCGTCCGCCTTGCTCTTCGTCTCGTCCTCGTCACGGGCTCGACGGGACCGCGCGTCGTCGAGGACCGACGAGACGAGCTCGACGGCCTCTTCGAGCCGAGAGACGTTCTTCGCGGAGAGGATGCGCCCCGCCTTCGTGTCCGCCTTCGAGCTCGACGAGAGCGCCAGGCTCGCGAAGGTGAGGAGGAGCCACAGGCGACCGGCTTCGCCTCCGAGGAGGTCCGCCGTCGTCTTCTCCGCCGAGCCCGCCTTCGCTCCCGGGTCCGCCGAGCCGTCGACGTACATACGGACCGCGGTGTCGACAGCGTCCGGAGTGAGCGGGTCGCCCGCGACGATGCGACGCGAGAGCTCGACCGCTCCGCCGTGAGCGTCCGCCTTGCCTGCGTCGACGGTGTCGAGCGCCGCCTCCGACGTCGCGCGGATCTCGTCCGAGGCGACCGCTTCCTTCGCGAGGATGCCTCGGAGGCCGAAGAGGATCGAGAGGGCGGCGGACTCCGAGGGTCGTCTTCGGTGGCCTCGACCGTCTCCGCTCCGACGAGCTCCGCGATCGTCGCCCCGAGCTCGAAGACGCCCTCGGTCGAGAGCTCCTCGACGCGGACGACGACGTCGGCTTCGAGTCCGGAGACCTCCGCGAACGAGCCCGCCGCGAGGTTCTTCAAGCTCGGGAGCCACAGCCCCTTGCGCTTCGCCGCGACGAGGTGAGCCTCCTCGTTCGCTGCGAACGTCACAGGCGAGAACTCGTAGAGCTTGATCTCTTCGAGGACGTTCACTTCGGGGTCCGTGGGGATGCGAATCCCGAGCTCGGACGCCTTCGACCGTCGGCTCTTCGTCACTTCGTAGCCGATCGAGAAGCGGTCGACGACGCCCGCCCGCATAAGCTCCCGGGCTTCGTTCGCCAGGGGAGTGTTCGCGAGCCGAGCCTCGAACCGGAGCCCGTAGGAGTCCTCTTCGAGCTTGACCGGGACGCCGATCGGGCGCTCTGGGTCGTGTTGCCAGAGCATCTTCACGAGGCCCCGCTCGAACCGCTCGACGATGCTCTTCGCGAACGCTCCCGGGACGACCACGTCCCCGTGCGAGTCCAGGACGTTGAAGGCGCTCGCGTATCCGACGACGACGGGCGAGCCGTCTTCGGCTTCCTTCACTCGGAACGCGGGGCGGACTGCGAGGGTCTTTCGGTTCATGGCGTGGCCTCTCGGGGCAGGGTGCGACGAGACTAGAGCATCCCGTACAGCAGCGAGCAACGGCAGTTAGGATGGACGGGAGGGGAGAGAACGAACGGGAGGAGCCGCGTCGCCCCTGGGAACGTCTGTTCGAGCTCGACGATCTCGCCGTCGAGCGGAGCGCAGAACGGACAGACCCGCTCGTCTCGCCCGGTCAGGTAGGTCTTCACGATGGACGAGCGGACGAGCCCCTCGTCTCGCGCGCTCCGCATCGTGTCGAGGCCGGAGCGGTTGAAGGCGAAGGCGATCTCGGTCCGAGCGATTCGCTCCGCCCGGATGCGCGAGAGGTAGCCCGCGTAGTTTTCGACGCGGTGAGTCACCTTCGAGGGGTCGAGCCCCTCTCCGAGGAGGTTCGCCCGGAACCGCTCGACCGCGGTCGCCTGCCCGGGGGTGAGACCGACGAGCGGACGGAGGTAGCGTCCGAGGTCGCGAGCTCCGATCGGGTTCTCTGCGATCCCCTGGCGGAGCACGCCTCGAAGAGCTCGGTGCGTCGAGTCGGTCAGGGAGACCGCGAGCTCGGTCCCGCGGATCGCGATCCACTCGTCGAGCCGCGCCGCGGTCGCCTCGAACCGGACGCTCTCCCCGAGGACTCGGACGAGGCCCCGGGAGAGCTCCCCGTGAGCGGAGAGGGCGGACGCTCGCCACACCGGAGCGAGGCGGGTCTCGACCATCTCGACGTAGCTCTCGCGCCACGCTTCGATCGTGGCGGCGGAGAACTCTCCGTCCCGTAGTGCGTTGCGGATCTCCTGGTATTTGAGGGGCTCCGCCGCTGCGTTCATCGGCGCGCCTCGACCGCCGCCTCCCGGGGTGGCGATCGGGGAGGGCCGGTCGGCTCCGTAGACGTTCGCCTTCGTCGTCGAGCTCGGCACCGGAGCGCCGGTCGAGGAGCTCGGCTCGTCGAGGCCGAGCCAATCGTCGAGCGTCCGGAGGCTCTTCGCGACCTCGACCGCGCGCTCCTCCCGGGGCAGGTGCGAGAACCGACGACGAGCCGCCTCGCGTGCGAGCTCGCGACTCTCCGACCGGTGAGCGTGGCAGCAGCCGTCACCCACTACGCCGCCCCCTCGATCCACGCCTCGACCTCGTCCGGCTCCTCCCCGAGGAGACGGAGGGTCTCGCGGGCGACTTCGAGGGCGTATCGCGTCCCGCGGATCTGCGTCTCGTCACCGGAGGCCAGAGCCTCGCGCCAGGCTCCTCGCACCTGTCGACGGCTCTCTCCCTCTCCGAAGCCGGAGGGCGTCCCGTAGGGGTCGGGGACGAGCCCCTCGGTCGCAGGGGCGAGCGCCGCGACCGGCGTCGAGCTCGAAGCGACGAAGCCGACGTCTCCGCCCTCGACCGGGTCGAAGCCGAGGCCGAGACGGTCGTTGATCGCGTTGAACGGGACGCCGAGAGCGAAGTAGGTCTGCGCCGTCGAAGCGTTCGCGACCGCTCGCTCTCGAAGAGCGGGGAGCCGCTCGACGTCCGCGACGAGCCGGACGTCCTCTCCGAAGTCGGCGCGGACCAGGCTCCGATTGATCTCGTCCGAGAGGAGCTCGACGAGCGGGAGGATCGTCTCCTCCCAAAAGAGGAGCCGGGACGCCTGGAGGTTCGCGAGCGTCGCGTTTTCGTAGATCCCGACGAGGGGCGGCGGAACCTGAAAGACCGCGCAGATCTCCTCTCGGGTGAGCTTGCGCGTTTGCAGGAAGTCCATTTCGACGGGCGAGAGATTCAGGGGCGTCCACGTCGCGTCCGCTCCGAGGACCGCGACGCTCCGGGCGTTCTTCGGTCCCTGGCGAGTCGCCCGGATGTGCTCGACCGCCGCGGCGTGCTGCGCTTGCGTCAGGTTCGCCTTGAACGAGACGAGCCCGTCCGGCGTCGCTCGGTTGCCGAACGAGCTCCGCTGCCACTCGCGAGCCGCGGAGTCCGAGTCGACCGCCGCCGCTGCGACCTGGAGCGGACCGAGGCCCCAAAGCGGATTCGCGGGGTCCGCCAGCATGAAGTGAACGATCTCGGAGACGCCGACGTCGTCGCCTCGACCGCCTCCTCGCTTCGAGATCCGGTAGCCCGCGAGAACCTCCTCCTCGTGAGGGATCGGGGTCACTCGGTCCGGGTTGACGGACCAGAGCTCCTCGATCTTCGTCCCGAGCCCGCGGACTTTGTAAAGGCACCCGTTGCCCGCGAGGATCAAGTTGTAGACGACCCGCTCGACGAGTCGGCTCCTCGATTGCAGCGGGTTCGGGTTGCTCCACAGACGGACGAGCTCGTGGTCCTGGGGAGCCTCCGACCACTCGCCCCCCGTCCGGGTCTCGACAACCCACGGGACCGAGGCGACCGCCTGGGCAATCCGCCAGCAGCAGGCATAGACCCACGTCGACGCCTTCAACCCGTAGGCGACCGCGCGCTCCGTCGTCCAATCGTCCGGAGCTCCTCCGGACTCTGCCGCGACGACGCCGCGAGCGAGGGACTCCCCGTCTCCCGCCGCTTTCTCGTCGGAGGGGAGGAGGGCGACCGGTCGACGAAAGAGCGACGAGAAGAATCGGAGCATGGGGTCTCTCGGGGAGAGGGTCACAGCCGGGAGGGTAGACGCGGATCGGCCTCGCTGGCAACGGGTCGCCCGCGTGAGGGCCTCGAAGGCGTCCGCCCCTCCGAGGGTGGCGGCGGACGGTTCGAGGACGTCAGAGGGCCGCACAGGGCGTCCGGTGTCAAACCCACGCGAAGAGGAACTCCGAGGCCCCCGGGTCGAGCTCGGAGAGGGCCTGCGTCGTCGCGTCGACGCGGTCGTCGCTCTCGGAGAATGGGAACCGCGCCCACTCTTCGAGGAGCTCGCGCACCCACTCGAAACCGGGCTCCGTCGGATCGGGGACGAGGACCGAGCCGCTCTCGAAGAACGGAGAGACCGCGACGGCTCGGGTCTCCTTCGACGCCGTCGGAGACCGCCGAACGATCCCGGGGATCTCCCGTTCGAGGACGTCGACGACGTCGCGACCGCTCGCCTTGTCCTCGACGACGATCCGCGTCGCGTAGGGGTGCGCCGCCTTCGTCGCCCGAAGGGCTTGAACCATCGCAGGGAAGCGGCACCGCTCGCGCCACTCCCCGAGGAGATAGAACGAGCCCTCCGAC